TTAACCTTCTTGATGTCCACCATACGCGAGCGAATCGGCTTCATTCCGCGCATCGCCATCTCAGCATCTTCTGCCGAGCCCGCAAACGCTGTGACGTTACCGTAATACAGGTTTAGCGTGGCTTTTTCGTGCTTGATGTAGAAGTACTCCGCGATACGGACCGTGTCTTCGTTGATCCACGCGGAGAGGGATTGGTCGCCGACCCCTTGCTGTTGGAGCGAGGAGTGCGGGAGCGCGTCGGGGAACTGGCGCTCGTACTCTTCTTTGGTAATGTCTTCGCAGATGAAGCACCAGTTCGCGTCCGCACCGCAGGGGTCTTGGATGGTTGGGTCCATGTAAACAGAGAACGAATTGCGGATCCGACCGATTTTAATATCTTGGTTAAAGCTGTCATCATCGCAATACTCCGTTAGTAAGCGAATGTAACCCTCACCATAAGCAACTTGGTTTTCGCAGGCGGTGTCGTACGCCACATCGGCGTCTGACAGATATTCGATATGGCGTACCATACCGTTGAAAATCTCTGCTACTTCCACGTCAGCCTTGTCATCCACGGGAATGACCTTACCGCTTGGGCGGTTCTGTCGCTGATCGTTGGTAATTTCACGTACGTGCTGTGGGAGCTTGTTGATTGTCAGGCAGGGGCGTGCGTTGATGGTCTGACCTTGCACCGCACCGCGGGTCTGGAGGACGTCGGCGGGCCACTGATATTGGTTGTCCGGACTTGCAGCAAAGAATCGAAGATCGTCTAGCTCATCCTCACGGCTCTCAGAGAAAGCCGCAATGGCCATTTTTAGCCGATTGCGTGCGGTCGAGAGAAGGTCTTGATTGTCTTTTTTCATACAAGCCCAATAACGTCTTTATCTCGCATGAGCAGATAATCGCCATGCTTTAAATCAATTGTACCGCTATACATTACATGATCACCAGCATTTACAAGCATACGGCGAATCTTACCGTCGGGCAACTTCTTGCCTGGTCCTGCCGACACCACCACACCAGTATGCACATCTTCGTCAGGCAACACCAGAAAATCGTGCTTTTTAGCCGGATCGGGTTTGACCACAATCATGTCTTGCAAGGGCTTAATCATTTCTTTTTTGTCGCTTCACGTTTGACAGCGTAGGCTATGGCCACCGCTTGCTTAATAGGTTTGCCCGCCTTAACTTCAGCCTTTACATTAGCTCTGAAGGCGGCAGGGGAGGCAGATTTTTTGAGTGGCATATCATTTCTTCTTTGCAGTCTTAGCCGACTGCTTAAAGTCTTTAGCGGTTGGTGCACCAGCGGAGCCCGCTTTGCGCATCTTCTCGCCTGAGCCTTCTTTAATACGCTCACGTTTAGCGTGAATATTTGCGTATAGACCTTGCTTCATTTGCAGTTCCACCTCTTTAGCGCGGCTTTAGCTCTAGGCGCATCGCCCTTAGCGTTAGCCACTACGCCGCCCATACGGGCACAAAATGACGCTTTGCGACCAGCGTCGGCTTTAGTTTTAGGGTTGGGTGCGGGGGCTTTTAAGTTACTACCTGTAGCGGCGTTGTATTTCTCTCGACCTTTAGCGGTCAGTCCAGCGCCTTCTTTAACAGATAGCTTTTCGCCCCGTCCCACTGACAACGATACGCCTTTCTTCGCCATCTACGCGCCCATCCATGACGTTAGTACTCCGCCCGCAGAATACCCCCTGCGTGGGGTCTTGTCAACAGTTTCACGATGCGCCATCGGAAACGCAAACGTGACACATATTGCATCCGCTGCGTCAGGGGATGCCAACCCACGAGACCGCATATCCTTCTTACTCTCTAAAAAGATCGTGCCTTTGGAGTCTGGCTTCATCATGGGCGAAATCAGGTCACTTTTGAGCATACGATCGCTGGGAATAGACGCAGATTTCAGCCATTCACGCATTGCGCCCCACATTTCGGCCCGTTTGTTGCCGTACATGAGCGGATTCTTAGATTTATTGCCAAAATTCACGCCCCGAATTTTGTAGCGCTGCTCTTTTAAGCGGTCCACGACCCCTCCACCCACGCCACCCTCATCAATCACGACCATAGCAGGGCTGTATTCCTCAATCGCCTCGATAATGTGGCCCACCACCGTCATCGTATCGTCGCCCCGATAGCGCTTGATGTCAATAATGTCGCGCCCTTGCCTGACTGCAATGACCGTCGCATCCGCCCCGAACCGTGCGGGGTCAACCCCCAACACAATGGGTGCTGACTGATCCTTATAGCGGGGGCGCTTCATGGCATCATCCACCGTTTGCGCCGAGATAAACTGATCATCGCTTGCATTCGGGAACTCACCATAGACTTCAACGTGCGCCTGACTTGAATCCGGCCCGTATTCGTCAATAATCTGCTGATACACTGCCTTGTCGGTGCCTTCTACCGTGCGGGCGTCCACGACTTGTGTGCGCCAGAACTCACGCTTGGCGTGAAAGCACTCGTAGAAGTAGCCCGAGTTGCGCCTCGGGTTAGAAAACGCCAACCAGAAGCGGTTTGGTGTGTTTTCCGTAAAGAACCCAGAGGTCACCGCCCAGATGGCGTCGTCAATACCGCTTGCCTCATCAAAAATCACCATCACGCCGTCGTAGTTGTGCACACCCGCGTATGCGTCCGGATTCTCGCTTGACCACAGCCTGCCTTCTACCGACCAGTAGCGCGTGCCTTTCTTTAAGTCGCGCTCAACCAGTTCTGTTAGCCATTTGGCGGGCATGAGGCGGGTGGCGCTCACCTCAAACCAATGGCTGTTAATCGCCATGGCCAACCATTTAGTGATCTCCGCCCAGGTGACGGAGCGCAACTGCGACTCGCTGTTGGCCGATATGATGGTCGTAGACCCAATCCTGGTGGACAGCATCCAGATCGTGATCCAGCTAACAAGTGCCGACTTGCCAATACCCCGCCCTGAGCTCACCGCTTGGCGTAGCGTGTCAAAGTCAACCCTGCCCTGATTGCTTTTAATGTGGTCGCCGATCTGTTGGAGCACCACCCGTTGCCATTTGCGTGGCCCCGAGAAGTTTTCCAGAGGCGTGCCCTTGACGCCCCACGGAAATACATACAGCACAAACGCTAATGGATTGTCTTTAATAGCCGGCGCCCACAGCCGCGCCATTAACTCTTGTTCGTCTTGCGCTGAGTATATTGTCGTCTGCATTATTTTAGATAGATCAGTTCGTCAGGCAAGCCTAACATCTTAGCGCTATCTAATATCTGTCTATACTTGCCGTCGTACACCAAGTGGCCTTTCTTCGGATTAACAGGTTCGTTAATCATACGCATCGCCGCTTCGTACGCTTCAGGCTTATCTGGCCACGCGTCGTAGTCGCTAGATTTTCTTTTGTTAAATTCAGTAATTAACGAAAAATCATTTGGGTCGTCTGACTCAACATAGCCACCCTTACCGTCGCCGCCGTAAGTAATGCGGATCGCACCGCGTTTAATTAGCTCCGGCACGTTTAACATTTGACGCGGCTCTTTGTAACCCAAATCGCCATATTCGGCCATTGGACGAAACGCAAACTCTTGCGCGGGCACAAACCCCATGCCGTTAAACGCGTTTTGCGATTGGGGCGCTAATGAATTTATCTTCGGCATAATTAAGGTCCATGTCTATCGTAAGACGTTGTTCGGCTTGCTCAAGCGCGGCAATGACGCTAATGCGCTGTTCAACATCTACATTGATCTGTTGTTTGGCAACCCAATCGTGCTTGTGTTTCAAGATTTCAAGCGCGGCCTTTGCGTCGCCGTTGCGTGCGGCCTCATGCAGCACCATCGACATCTCGCGCTCGCCGTCTGCTTTGCCCTTAACCGCGGCGTGCTCGGCCACAGGGTCAACCTGACACAGTATCCGATACTCGGCCGGTAACATGCCAGCGGCAAGCGCCAACGAGTCGCCCGAGAGTCCTAACTTAGCGGCGTCGTAGATCGCCTTTAAGCGCGACTCTGTGGCTTTGATTTGCCGGATGGAGAGCGGGAAGGATTCGAACATGGTTGTCAGTATATAGACCGGTTTCCCGTTTTGCAAATAAAAAAAAATTGTTTGCGGACGCTGCGTAGACTATGACCGGTCGGCCAAGGCCCTACCCCCCCCTCTCAAATATTTTTAGCCTTTTGCTTGTGGCTCCTGGGCTAAGGTTTGCTTAGTGTAACTTGGCTGTGTAAATCTTAGTGTAACCTGGCTGTGTAAATCTTAGGATTGTTGCAGTGCAACATTGTGCATTGCAACATTAGTCACTTTAGCCATGCCGGAAAGTTGGTTGCCAACCCAAAACCTGGGCTAAGACTTAGTGAGTGTTTAGCTAG